CTTGCGACCCTCACCTTTAACGGTGGTTTCATGGCTTTTCCAACCACATTCTGACGCTACGCTAATAGCGACAATGTCAACAGGCGTTTCCCTGGTTGATCCCGCGGTTCATAACACCGCACCCCGCCCAGCGCAAGCTGGGCCTTCCGCCCTATCTTTGACTAGGGCAGAGACTGCTGGGGCGAAACTCCCCAGATTCACCCCACTCGATGAGTGGGATCTCCGCAAGCATGTGCTTGCTTTAAACAGGTTCCCGGGAACCTGCATTTTACGCAATAACAAGCGTAATGATAAGGGCAAGGGGACTTGCTCTTGTAGCGATGACCAAATTCATCGCGATTTATTTGACATGAACTGTCAAATAGTACGGCCGTCTTACAAAGACGACAAAGATATTCCAGAGGTGCAAGTCTGCTGGAATAGTGTTAATCTCTTTGAGGATAAACTTCCAAGAGATCTCACCGGTTCAAAGAACCGGATCCGCTTCAGGGACCTTAAAACCGTCGGTGAAGCTAACAAAGTGCTGTTCAAAGGCACTTATTGGTTCGCCCGCACTATGCGGTCGAAGAATCCCATGCAAAAGCATGGTCGTACAGGAGTCGGTATTCTTCGGCTCCTGGCTAATCTCAGTAGTTATACTGGGAAAGAGCACATAGGTCAACTGTGTGCGATGAAACTGCATCATGGTGCAGTTAATAAGCTAAGAAACATCTTAGCTACTGTGGATGGAGTGATCATGTCACTCGTCCTTGCATTCCCTGATAGGGATTACTATCAGTCCTGGGAAAGGACTGATCAAATTGCAAACTGTTTGATCAGTTTGCTAGTACCCGATTATTTTCGGGAGAACGACCGTAGTGGTCGTGACTCAGCTTTTGAGAAGCTGAAAAGATTGCGTAAAGCAATCAAATGCCGGGCTTTTAACCCGGTTGGTGATTTATCCACCATCGACGTCCCGCGAGAGATGTCTTTTATTGAGGTCGCACTCAATTATCTTGGCGATAGGAAACGTCCTATCGACATTTACAGGGCTTCACTGCTCTGTCAAACTCGCGCTTCGGGGGTACCCCCGAAGAGCGTCTACTTCAAAACTTTTTTGAAGATTAAATCCCTCCTTCAGGAGGAAGAAGACCCTTCGGTTTACGAGAGGGTTGCCGGATATATCCGGCCTGCCGTGGAGAGAATCCACGTTAAAGTCCTAGATAGACTAGGATCTGAGTCCAACTCCGAAAGGTTTTGGAATAATTGCCTTGAAAAGGCAAAAATATCACTAAGTGATAGTGGGGAGTTCTTCACGAACTCCGAATCTGGCGGGAAGCTTGAAGCTGCCCGCCTCATCTTATCTTCCGGAAGGAAGATAAATCGTCTGAACCTGTTTGATGGTTCAGTAATTGGGGAGTTAGACCCCAAGAAGGACCCAGTGGGAGAGTGTTTATTCCACTGGGCTTGTGGTGAGTTCCGTGACCGGAACTCATGTTACGACAGAAATGTTATGTCTGTCAGAATATCCCTAGTTGCAGAGCTAGGGAAGTATCGAGCCGTAACGGTCTCGCACTTGGCTCACGCCATGTTATTACATGTTTTATCGCATGTATTATTGGAGTACCTTAAAGCGGTACCCTCAAGTGAAAGCGGCGTCGGCGCCGCTAATCATGCTTGGAATTTCTTCAAGCGTCTCTCGCATAAGAATCCTAATGCGAATTTCATCTTTGGTGACAAAGATGTATATCTGTTCTCAACTGATTGGGAACAGGCTACGGACTATACAAACCAGTCCATTTCACAGGCAATGATGAATTGTCTGTGTGTCACGTTGGGAATCCCAACGTGGTATCGGCAAACAGCGATGTTTGCCTTGTGCGCTCCACGTCAAGTGGAGTTCATAGACGAGGACTCAAAAACCCTCGAGTGTTTCTTCACACAACGTGGAGAATTAATGGGTGACCCTGTTGTTAAAGTCATCCTTCACTACCACCATTTGGTGGCTAGAGAGTCTGCGATTATGCAGATGGAAGTTATCCGAAGAGATAACAACAAACGGTTCGTCAAAGGGACGAATCCAAAGGCCCACCAAGCGGGCTAAACTCTTCCTGGTTGTAATACCGGAACTGAGCCTCATAAAGAGGTAAGAGACGGGCTTTAAGGGCCTGCAACAACCTCCGAAAGGAGCAGCTCGAAAGAGT